ATGGTTATAAGCCGCTCCGCCCCCGCAGTCCTCTCCGGCGTAGAGTCGCAAGAAGTGTTCGGCTTCCGCCAGCAGTTCTCGGAGGCGTTCGGCCTCGATCACTGCTTCCCGGCGGAGTCGCTCTTGCAACTTAACGTATGCGTCAACCTTGCCGCCGTGGGGGAGGCCGTAATGCAGACTTTCGCGGTGGTATTCGCCCCATGTGGGATCTTTTAGCTTTGGTTTCATTCTCTTATCCCTTGGTTTTGGTGATTGCCGCCTCAGAACTATCCCACGGTATTGCGTCATACAGTCCAGGGATTTCACTTAGGTCATATCCTTCTAGTGCGGATATAGTAGCGACAAGTGCTGCCAGTAGCTCAGGGGCGGCGGCTCCTACTTTTGCATCTGGCATGTGGAAATACTCCGCAATCAATCCACCGCAATCGGATCGTACGCAAAAGGTAGGGGCATCGGGGTATTGTTGCGTTTTTTCTATGTAGTATGGTTTCATTCTCTTATCTGTTGAGTTTAAGGGTTAGGCTAGGATGTTGCCTTAGCCGGGGAGTATGACACACAGCGTCAACAACTCCAGTACCACCACGATCCCCCATAGGAGATCGCGGCGTTTTGATTGTTTTGTGGTTAGGGGCATTATTCGTCCATCGCCTCGGTGTATTCGTGCGTCAGGGTATTGGGGTGGACTTCCTGTAGCTTTTCCAGTGTCGCTTTCAGTGCTGCGATGTCGATGGTTAGCGCATCTTCGTCAATCTCCAGTGCATACAGCACGTGGGCGATGTCTAGGAAGGCGTGATGGATGGCTTGTTCTTTGGTCGGTTTCATGGCGTGTTGTCCTCCCAGCCCCCGCGCCTTGGCGATGGCGGCCCGTGCGTTCCACAGTTCCCGCCCATCGCGGATAACTGCATCGGCTACGGATTCGCTTAGGTGGTTCAGATCGGCAAAGGTTTCGACGGTCTGAAAGTGCGCCCAATAATCCCGGAAGGCTTCCAGCTTTTCGGCATCGGTGAACTCAGCTAGTTGTTTTCCGTAGCTCATGTGTCCAACCCCCTAGCCTTGGCGATGGCAGCCCCGGCCTGCTTCCATGATTCCAAGAGCATATATTCGCCGTCATGCGTCCAACTTTCATTGTAATCCCCGGCTTCGTCTAAACTTCGGATGATATGCCCCATAAGCTGCATTTCTTTAGTGGCGGATTCCAGCGCCTCCAGCAGTTCCCGGTGGGAGTCCTGTAGCTGTGGAGCGAGTGCCAGTAGCAGCGCGTTGGCCTTATCGTATGCGACGGCAATGGTATTGCCTGTTTCCTCGCAAATAATCAGGCCTTGATGGTTGCCAGTTTCGGCAGCGTACCAAATGGTAGTGGTATCTTGTGGTTGTTTCATGGTTTTATCCTCCGATCCTATCCAGGATCGGCTGTTTCAGGTGATTGGGAATGGTGTTCAGTTCAGTGCCAAGGTGATTCCCTGGTTCTACATCGTCGCCGCAATACTGATTGAAGGCGATCCCGCCCTCGCTCATTCCGTAGCAGTCCAACACTTCCGGGGTTTCCGGGAAGCGGATCAGTACGGTGAAGCGGTCGGCTAGATTGTCGCCCTCGGCTTCAAATATGCGGATTTCGTGGTCGTGTTGAGGTAGTTTCATGGTTTTATCGGGGTTAGTGGTTAAGGGATGGGATGGCCTTTTCTAGCCGATCCAGCCAATGCCTTTCCATCGGGGTAATGGTGGAGAGCATATCCTGCTCCCTAAGTACCGCCCGGATTGAGGCTAGGCGCGAAGCGAGTCAATCACGGCGATAGAGACGGAAGCGAGGAAGCCACTAGCGTCTACTGTGACGGTTTCAGGCAGACGATCCAGGCGATAGATATAGTCCTCGCCTTTCGAGTGATAGTATCGCGTTGCAATACTACAAGCCTTGCCGAGCATGATACTAGCGATAAAGTCGCTATTGGCATACGCGCCTAGCTTCCTGGCTTTGCGCAATGCAGGTAGATTAAGGTGGCTCTTTTTCAGTGTATTCGGAACCGTCACATAGTCGAAAGTCTCGCCAAGACAATCGGTCATTGTGCGCGGCTTGCTCTTAAAACGAATAGCGGCTTCGATAGTAGGTAGGGCTTCATCTTCAATCATCGGGGTATCTTGAGGTAGTTTCATGGTTTTATTGGGGGGTTAGCGGTTTACTTCCAAGGCCACGAAAGCGGCCAGGGCGATCCAGGTAGCGCAGGCGGCCATGATGGCGGCCAGTGAGGGGCGGTATTTGGGGCGGGGTTTCATAGTTCCACTCCATAGCTTTCGGCTTGGCGATTATGCCAGTGTTGGAGTTGCAACAACTTATTGGCCATAAAGCTAAAGTAGTTGCTAAGGATTGTGTATTCCTGATCCTTAGTGCGCTTAGTTGGTTCTGAGTCCATGGACTCAACTAGGGCTAGAATATCGTCATTATAGTAGGGTAAGTTAATGCAGGAAGGCAAGCCGCCTAGCCATGAGGCAAGACTTTTCTGTACGTTCTGCCCTTCGATGTAGTATTCCGCGTGAAAGCAGTCGAAAACGAAGGCAATACGCCCCGCCGGGGTAGTGGTTTCCCGGTTGGTATCGTGATCTTCGGGGGTCACTTGCCCATCAAGGTAGGCAAAATATGGCTGGTTTTTAGGGTAGTTCATGGGTTTTATTCTCCTTTTGGTTTTTGGGCCTGTTTAAGTTGGTAGGGAATCCAGTTCCCTTCATTGCCCTAAGCCCGTGATCCGCTACAGATCAAGGGCTAGGGGCTTGGGGTGGTGGCGGTTAGATCAGTGCTTCCAAGCGATCACGGCAGTAGATATCCGCTGGAAAGGTATCTTCCTGCGGTTCCCGCAGCTCTTCAATCTCGGCCAATAGCGAGTAGACCGGGGAACTAACGGATTCTAGCCATACCTTAAAGCACTCCCCCGCACGTTCGATATCGAAGGAAGCCCCGCACTGCTCTATTGACCAGTGATTGGGGTCAATCTCCCCGGCTTGCCAGCATAGGTCTGCTAAATCTTCCAGGTCTGCATCTTTCAGCCCTAGCAGTTCCCCTGCCCTAGCTGCAATATCTGCCCTAGCGTATTGTTCCCAGGATTCCTGCACAGCTTCCTGTTCAACTTCCCCATTATGTTCCTCATCATATACAGGATAATCAGTAAGCCCCCGCAGGATATCGACCAGGGCGGCATAATCTGCGCCGTCCTCGTCACATATACAGAGTTCCCTCACATTATGGGCTTCCGTTGCAACGAAAGTGCCGAGCGGATAATCGCGGTGGATCGCGTCGGCGTTACTGTGCGCCAATAGGCCGTTGCCTACATAGTCACCCCCGCAGCACGACTGCGGGAAGATATGGACTTCGGAATCCTCATCTTCCAGGGATTCTATGCACTCGGTTAAGGTGGCGGATTGGCCGTTTAAGAAGCCGCTATCGGTTTCCAGTCCTTCCGATTCTAGGGCTTCCAGGAAGTTCTTAAAGGTAAGCGTATGGGTCATGTTTTCAGTTCCTTATTCGGGCGGCTGATTGTGCCGCGCATATCAATATTATCGGCCTGCGGAAGGCGCATATCCCCGAAATCCGCCGGAAATATAATTGCCCGCCATACGGATATGTTCGGGAAATCAATTGACGCTACGCCACCGCAGTGCTATGCAGTCAAAATCTGTGTCACCACATATTCTGGCATCACAGTATATGTTATAACAGCTACCGAGGGGCGAGCCGCCGAGCGATCGAGGGGGGTGGGGCCTCCGGGGGAAGCCGCTACCCCCCGCCCAAGGCCGTTGCCCCATACCCCCTCCCGGAAAGTGCGGACCCCCTATTGACATCCGCATAGGGCGGCCGTATAGTGGCCACCCGTGTCCATCACCAAGCCCACCGAGTATCCGACCCTCAAGGACGCCATCCGCGGGGTCATCCAGAACGACCTGGAGCTGGGCCGCGCCATGGGCTACCGCGGCACCAACGACGGCCGCAAGCAGTTCGGCCAGTTCCACCAGGATATGCTGGACCATAGCAATTCGCACTCGCGCACCAGTACCATTGTACCACGGGGCCATGCGAAGAGTACTGTGCTATCGGTAATCAAGAACAGTGGGCGTTTAATCCGCGACCCCCAGGCCCGTATCCTTGTAGCGTCCGCCGGAATGGACCTCGCCTGCCAGCTCTTAGGCGAAGTCCGCGACAGGCTATCGGGCGACCTGTGCTTCAACGTCCAGGGCGAGTTGATTTACATTCCGGTAGCCACACTATTCCCCCACGCCCGCCCCATCAAGCGCCGGGGCGCATCAGGCCCCTGTGAGCAGTTCAATATCGAGGGCCGGTGCGGAATGGGCCGCGAGCCTTCCATCTTCGCGGGATCGCCGGGCACGGCATTGGCGGGCAAGCACCCCAACTACGCAACAGTTGACGACCCGGCCAACGAGCAGAACTCCCATACGTTCGCCCGGCGCCAACAGGTTATCGAGTTCATTCAACAACTGGAGCCGCTGATGTATGCGCCCACCAGCCCCATCGACCATATCGGCACCCCTTGGGCATTTTCGGACGTGACATCCTACCTGGGGGAATCGCCGGACTGGCACCAGTTCCGCTTCTCCGTCTGGGATGGCCGTAATGCGGACGGCGTGGTGGACGGCAAGACGCCCCTGTGCCCATCGTTCCTCACCGTGGAGGATCTGGACGGAATCCAGCGGCGATTGTCCAAGGTCAACTTCGCCGCCCAGTACTTATGTAATCCTGTACCATCCGAGGATGCCCTGTTCCATGATGCGGACCTCCGGGACGCCAGTACGTTCGACCAGGCAGACCTCCCCGATGGTAAGGACATCATGCTCTTCGACCCAGTGGCAACTGTCGAGGGACTGGCAGGGGACCGCAACGGCCTTGTACTGGTGCGCGTAGTGCCCGCCCACGCGATGCCTGGGGGAATTCCCCAGGGAATGAGTGCAGACCAAAACTGTTTCATTCCGCACTGGGCCGCGGAGGTCGCTGGAAACCTGGACACAGCCATCGTCCGCCTGGAAACGGGAATCGCCCAGAACGAATGGCCCAAGCTCAAGACGATATGGGTGGAGAAGGTCGCCTTCAGCGGCGTCATCGCCCCATGGATGCGCGAGAGGGGCCGCCTGGGCAAGGTCCAGATCCACCCACAGCCCATTCCGAAAACACAGCTCAACAAGCGACTGGGCGGCTTCCCCACGGCCATCCGGAAGGGAATGCTCCAGTTCCCATACGAGTTCGAGGGCCGCAACATCCTGTTCCAGCGCCTCACGGAGTTCCCCAAGTCCGACTACGATGACGTCCCTGCGGCCCTAGCCCTTCTAGGGACACACCTGGAGCGTCGCGCCCAGCTCCCCAACAGCCCGACAATCCACAAGGACTGGACGAAAACCCCCTGGCCTTCCGATGGATTCCCCATGGGCGGTCCTGGTTATTGATTTTCCGGAATATACTTGACATAACCCTCCCGAGACACTACCATACCACCCATGGCCAAGTTCTACCAACTGGACCAAGATGCCCAGACAGCTCTGACCCTACTGGTGGGGAAGGCCATGGCATCTTTGCGTGTCGTATCAAGCCAGAACGCAGACCTTCTGGCCGACCTATACTCTAACCGATCTATCGGTGGGGCCTCCATCCTGAGCATGATTCCGGAAGGGGGCATCGCCACCACGGACGTTCCCAATATCCAGATGCCGGGCATCACGCGCTACATGCCCCAGACCAGCGTGAACCTGCTGAATAGCCGCCTGAAGCAAATCGTCATCAGCATCACGCCGGGCCGTCCCACGTTCATTACTGAACCTCTAAACGACCTCGGACTGGCGCTGGCGGAGGAGCAGGAGGAAATCTTCCACACCGTCCTCCCACAGTCCGGTATGGACACCGCCTTCGAGCGACTAGCGTACCTCCTACCAACCCAGTCCTATTTCGGCCTGAAGCTCATCCCGGAGAAGGACAACCCCCAGTGGCAGGCCATCGAGGCCGACTACTGCGGCTACGAGCCACATGGCCGCCGATTCTCGTGGCATTCATTCAGTAAGCAGTTCGGCGACCTAGACCTGGATGTTCAGGAGATGGTCGAGGAGAAGTACAACAAGGTACTACAAGACTGGGACATGGTGGACGTGACCGAAGTATACCACCAAGCCCTCGACGTGGGCCATACCGCCACGGGAAATCAGGCGCCCATGAGCCTGTACGTCAACCCCGCGGGCAATCTATGGGGCGAACGTAACAAGAACAAGAAGCCCAAGTTGGGAGTCTATGTGGGTACCACCAACCTGACGGCACCAGTCCTCATCGTGGACCGTGCCCTACCCCCTGCACCTAACGAGGACATCGCCCCCGCCGAGGTTGTGTCATGGTTGCCGCTGGTGACGGATATCAACACCATTGTCACCCGCATCGTGGAGGAAGCGGAGGCTATCAACACCACGATTGTCTATGACTCCCACGCCATCGACCAGACCCTCATCGACGCCATGAAACGGGCATCTAAGGGTGGTCGTCGGGTATTCGTACCCGTGGACACCTCGCAGACAGAACGCGGGGTGGACAGCACAATGCGCCCGATTGAGAGATCGCCCGTCATCCAGGAATATATCGCCACCCTAAACACTCTCATTGCTTTGCTGGACGAAGTTACTGGAGTCGGGGCTGTCGATCGGGGCATTGCTACTAATCCGGAGAAGTCCGCCACCGAGGCAGCGGCACTGGTTGGTTCGGCCAACAAACGAAACGCGGACCGCCTCCGCATCATGTCGCGCACCTGGTCGGCAGGCGCCTATATCTTCATGCTATGGCAGCGCAAGATGTTCGGCACCACCATTAAGACCCCCACGGGCGGCGACATGCTCCGTACCATCTCGGTCCCAGATCCGCGGAAGGCCGCGATGGGTGTGCGCGTGGACCCTGTGGCTCTTGCGAACCTATCTCAGGAGGGAAGGTTGGAGGTGAACATGACGGCCTTCACCATGCTTAGTAACCACTTCGCCCAGTTCCAAGACCCGAATGCCCGCCGCATGTTGGGCGAGGGCCTGCGTCGTGTACTGAAGTCGTTGGGCTGGCACGACACGGACCAATACTTCCGTCTAGACAGTCAGACTGATGGTGCATTGGAGCGATACCTCATGTTCCTCCAGACGGGCCAGTCGATGCCCGTATACGCGGACGACCAACACCAGGTCTACATCTCGGACTATAGCCGCATCCTAGAGAAGGACGGCGCCGACCAGGTCGCACTACTGGACGTAATCCAGCAGCACGAGCTAATACTCACTGAGCAGGCGGCGCAGGTCCAGAATGCCGCCCCACAGTCCCCCATCCCTGGTATGAGTGCCGAGGGTGGGATCGACAATCAAATCGCCGCGGATATTGCTGCGGGCGAACCCCCGACCCAAACCCCCCAGACAATAGGCTAACATGGCAATCTTTAACTTATCCGCACTTACCCCGACCCCCGTGACATCTGGAAACGAGAATGTCCTCAATGCCATCGTGGCCGCGGGCAGTGAGGCCAAACACGTCGAGTTCAACTCTGGCGGCCTCGCTCAGTGGGGAGTTGTCCTCCAACCGTCCGGCGCTGGTGAGGTGCCGTTCGGTATCTTCTGTCGTGGTGGTAAGGCTGGTACTGATTCCCAACTCACGGACGAGAAGATTCTAGGTGATGCCACTGCCGCGGGCGCCAGTACGTTCGGCACCCATATCGGCCTCAGTGGTCTAGGTGTGAACTACTGCATGATTGCCCCCGACTACCGTGAAGGTGAGGGCCTCCGCAATGGTGCCTCCGCCTCAGAAGGTACAGTTGCCGGTGGTGATGGGGACAACTTCGGCGTCATGGACGAGGACGTGGAAGATATCCTCCAGGCATGGTCCGCCCGCTACGAGCTGCCCAAGGCGGACGACACCAAGACCTTCGCTTACGGCGCCAGCTCCGGCTGTATGCGCCTCCTGATGGCCATGACCAAGGGACTGCGGCCCGACTGCTGCATCCTCCGCGCCCCGCTGATTGGCCTCTACGACTGGGAGCCTAACCGCAACGGCCATGCCGCTATTCCGGACTTCGAGGGCGATGGTGACTCCTCGTGGGGCGAGTTGTCCTATGCCGACCGTGCCCGACTAAAGGCCCGCAGCCCCCTTCACATGACGGACAAGCTGCCTGTAATCCCGTACCTCCTCATCTACGGCGAGAACGACACCACAGTCCCCCGAGCGTGGATCGACAGCTTCCGCGACAAGATGGAGGCCCGCGGTGCTGAGGTGCAGGTGGTTATTGTCCCCGGCGGTACCCATGCAATGGCGGCTAAGGCTGGTACCATTGAGGGCCAAGGATCGTCTACCACCGCAGAGAAGAGCCGTGCTGTAATGGCCGCTAGTGCTGTCCTGGACTTCCTAGCCGAAAAGATGGCCTAACGGCCCATACATGAGCCACAAGGCCCGTAATACGGCTTTGTGGTTCATTTTTGGACTCTTAAAATAAAGCCCGTAATGCGGTTGACAGGTGGCCGTATTATGGTAAGATGCGTCCGTCCGGTAGCCGGATGCAGGGAGCGCCACCGCGTAGCCCCGCAAACAGAGCCATGACTGATAGTAACACCCCCGACCCAACCTCTGACCCTGTAGCCCAAACTACGACGGAGCCGACATCTGATCCGGTAGCCCGACTGGAGGGAGCAGCCGCGAAAGTGGAGAAGGTACTTAACTCCATTAACGACCTGAACCTAGACGACGAGCAGCGGGCAGACGTAGATAGATACGTCTCGACCGCCGTGAGTCAAGCCCTAGATACTCAGCGCAAGAAGGGCGAACTCCAGTCGAAAGACGAGGTGGACGCCAAGATTGCGGCGGCTATGGAAGCCCGTGACCGTAAAGATAACCTCCGCGACGAAATGTATGGCCATCTGGCCGAGCATGGAATCTCGCCGGGTTCTCCGCGCTATCACGAGTTCGCCAAAGCCAGTGCAGACTTCAAGGAAACCGCGCTAACCACCAAGGAAGGAATCGCCAAAATCGTGGCCACTATGCCCAGCTCCCAAGAGGCAGCCAAGCAGCAGTACCAGCCCGAATCCGGCCAGTCCCTCTACGGCGAGAAGCGTGTAGTCATTGAAGGCGTAACCCCGGAACCGAAAACCCCTCAACTCGATGGGGGTTCCTTGGAAGCGCGAATCGCGGCACACGAACGAGCATCACACGGACGATAGGACATGGCGTTAGTGGGACTGACTTAATCTCAGAACCAACTTAGCATCATGGCTGTAGCCTTTCCATTTGCCGAGACTCAGACTCTCGACACCCTAATCAATGCCGTTGCGGAACATCAGTCCGTAACTCTCCCTCAGATCTTCTCCGATAGCGGCGAGTACCTACTTGCCGACGTCACCCGAAAAGGTCGTCTCTTCGTAATCCCTGACCGCGTTCAGATTACCCAGCCGCTCTTGTACCAAGCTGGCGGTGGTACTGTGTTCGCGCACGTCCATGACGATTTCGGCGATAAGTCCAGTGCATCTGACCTGGATCTTGAGTCGAAAGACATCATCGGTAACGCGAAGTTCACTCTGAGTGTCTACACCCAGAACGTCACCTATCCGGCTTCCATGCCTGTCGGTGAGAACTTCAACTACATGAACGAGCTGTTCCGCTCCGTAAGCATCCAACGTGCCTACGAGATGGAATCCATGTTCTGGCTCGGTCGTACTGATGGCGTCGGCGCTACTCCGGTAGTTAAGAACCCATACGATGGTGATGCGACCACTGGTTGGTCCAGCACTATTCGCTCCATGTCCTGTCTCGCACTGGTTAAAGACCAAGGCGCGGACGAAACCTTCGCAGGTATCGACCAGGATTCGGCCGCGAAATGGGCGCCTGGCTTGTTCAGTGCTTCCAACTCGGATGGTTCGGAACTCATCAACGACATCGACGACTTCGCCCGCCAACTCTCGTATGGCCAGTTGGAACGCCCAACTGACGTATGGGTAGGCGACTCGGTATTCGCCAAGATCGTACAGCTCAAGCGTGACGCTGCCTCCCCAGGCAACCCAACGCATGTGAACTTCGGTGACACTTCCCGCTCTATGCAGCACGGCGACCTGACCATCCATGCTCACCGCATGTTGGACACCGCCTCCACTGTATGGGACTTCAGCGCGGCAACCACTGCTGAGTACCCGATCATCTTCCTGAACATGAACTCGCTGCGTCTGAACGTGGTTGGTAATGCAACTCTAGGTGTCACTGGCGATTCGCAGGTGGAACCAGAGTTGGGCCTCATCAAGACCTTCCCAGGTTCGTGGCCTATCCCCGGCAGTACCAACTGGTTCAAGCGTACTGAGATGAAGTACCAGTGGAGCCTCGATCAAGGTCGTCGTTCGTTCGGCCACATGGAAGGCGTAACCCTAGCCTAACATGGCTACTCAGGCAACTCTGCGGAGTGACCTCCAGGTGCGGTTAGGGCTAACTACCCTGACCGCCACGGAGACTTCTCGCCTGGGCCAGGTGATTGATTCCGCCATTGCTCGTGCGTTGGGTGACAACGTGCCGAGTCTGGCGGAATCGTTCACGGGCCGGACGCTGAGTGACCTGGACGTAACCATCGACACCCACTCGGCGGGCAGTGCTATCGTGACCCTTAACGAGGCACTGCCCCTCGTACATCCCGGCGATATCCTGGACATCGACGGCACTGGCTATCCGGCCCGTACCGTGAACCAGTCCGGTAAACAACTAGACCTGGGCGTCCCTGTTGAGGACGCACTATCAGGCACCACAATCGTAATCAAGCGGCGATCACTCCAGCTCCCCCACTCGGGGCGCGTGGTGAGTGTCCGCATCGGCTCCAGTAACCACGAGCTGCCCCAGGGGACTGACGGGCACCTCTTGTACGGCGCCACATCCAGCCAGCCTAAGAAGGCCGAGCAGCGGTGGGACGGTGACCAGGACGCATCATACCTGGCCCTCTACCCACACCCCAGTACCGCGGACACGGAAGTCCGCATCACCCAACTCCGGGCCATCGACGCTGATGCCGATATCGACGCATCCAACGAGGTTCTGGAGTTCATCCTGTCCTATGCCGTGGTCTTGTATCACCAATGGACGGCACCCGGCGGTCAGCTATCCATCGTGGCGGCCCAGCAAGATAAGCGGGAGGCCCGCGACCTGAAGCGTGGCGGCTCCGGCCATCATGTAACGAGCATGTAATGGTCCAGTACCCTACATTTCCGCACCCGGACCTCATCCAGACTGAGACATGGGAGGTCGCGGACGACACGCGCTACCATTTCGTACCTGGTAGCGTGTATCTATTGGGCGCCCGCCTCATCTACAAGGCCGGGGAATCGGACGCCAAGGACGCCAGTGCCCGACTGTTCACCACGGAAGATCCAGATAACGAGGAGGCCGACGACAACCGCTGCGTAGTGGACCTAGTGAACTCGCGGGACCAGACCAGTCCCCATGTGTTCTTCGAGCATGGCATCTACGTCGAGACATTCACGGGCGACGCGCTTGAGGGCGCATACCTAGAGCTATCGTGGGTCAAGCGCGTGGACTACTGCCAGGCGTACTGGCGGACTGAAGACGCACTACAGGAATGTTGGAAGCAGGCCCGCGGCGATGAGCCGTTCCTGGATAACTTCTGGCGTGGTAACGAAGACGATACCATTTGGTCTGGTAGTGGCACTCCGGGTAGCGGCACTGGGGGTTCGGACCCCGAGTTCCTAGACACCATATTCCGCATCCAGGACGACGGCGACCCTACCAAGGAAATCGCATTCGAGGCATCCAGCATCAGTACCGGGACCACGCGGACCATCACGATGCCGGACAACGATGTTGACCTGAGTGATTCGGGCATTTCGGCATCCTACCAGAACATCAACCCATCGCCGCTCTCCAATGCCATGCGCATCGGTACGGATTCGGGCGTGGGCGAGATGTCGCCATCCCTGGTCGCGGCTTCCGTGTACCAGGAAGATACGAGCGACCCAGCATCCGCACCCGACCGCGAAGGGCTTATCTTCGTCAACACTAGCTCGGGAGACATCTGGATTTCCAAGGGTACATCTGTTGTGGGCGACTGGGTTCAGGTCAATGGTGGTGGTGGTGGTACTGTGGATGTGGTCAGCAATGTTGCCACGGCCAGGATTCTCGGACGCACCACGGCTGGTAGTGGTGATAGCGAAGAGCTGACCGTAGATGATGTACTAGGTATGCTAGCCATCGACGAGGTGGGCGCAATCGTCGCGGGTAACGCATCGAGTGGTTCGACCATCACCAAGTTCATCGGCCCCTGCGATACTGAGATGGACGTGACTGCGGTATATATATGCACCCAGGCATCCACGACCTCCAGTGGCGCGAACAACTGGGACATCCAAATCCAGAACAAGGATAACTCCAACGCGGACCTCCTTGCGACGGCTTACAACACCGACACCGATGGCGACCTCCCTGCCACCGGAATCACTGACCTCGGCGCTGTTCATGGAACCGCTGCCAACTTAGTCTGGAACCGCGGCGATAGGCTCCAGGTTGTGTGGACTGAAAACGGCTCGGCGACCAACCTCTTCGGTCAGGTCTGTTGGGTACTGCTAGTGGGGACGCTGAGAACATAATGCCAATATTCCAACGCCAAGAGCCTGACAATAGCTGGACCACCGTGGACCCCCCAGTCCTCACAGACGTATCACTCCAGAAGTGGCGCGTGAAGAACATCTCTGGGGGCGGATTCCAAGGCCCCATTCCAGTGCCCACGGGCGCCACGTGGGTCAAGGTCACGATGGCTGATGCGGTGGGTATCGCTGATGGAGTGCAGCTAGAAATGCTGAACGCCATCGAGGAAGGTCGTAACCGCCGCAACCCCCTGTTAGTGGAAGGACTCTACCAGGAGTTCGGCACCAATCGGATCGAGCGGTATGCACTAGGTAGCGCGACCCATGTGGGCTTCACTATCCGCGGCCTTGGCGACACCTCCCTAACAGTTCGCTTGGAGTTCTATGCCTAACGTCCGCATCGACCGCACCCCCCTTGGCCGTAATACAGCCGGGGCGTTGTACGAGCGCAAGGAAGTGGCGCCGGATAGCCAGCTGGAGCTAGAGCGCCGACATGGTTCCCTACGCCAATCGCGGCGTGGTGCGGCCTTGGGCATCACAGTCCCCGGCGATGGCTACATGGAGTTGGACATCGACATTGATTCCAGTGGTGGCCTGACCATGCCATTGTCTTTGGCATCGGGCGACATCACCGCGGCCACAGGCACTTACCCCATCATCAACCTAGACGACTCGGCCACGGGCAGCCACTACCGAGTCTACTTGGAGCGCACCGACGAATCCACCTATTCGCTAGTACTGGCGGCGACCAACCAGACGCCCACCACCCAGACCGATTCGTTCGCTGTCACCCCCAGTACCGCCTACGATCTGGTTCTCCGCCTGACCGGAACCACGCTGTCTATCACGGATGGCACCGACACGGCGACTATCACACTCAGCGGAACCTACACTGATGATTGGAAACTGAGGCTACTGGGCCGCGAAGACTTCAGCAAGCCCGAATCGGTGCATCCAGTTATCAGCGGCTTCGGCTACACCCAGTCCTATATCGCCGACGAGTCCACCGTACTGGGTGTTCGCGCCCCCGCGTCTATTCTCAGTTATTGGTATCTCGACGGCCGTAATGCGGGCGCGGTGATTCCGGACAGCATCAACACCGGAAATGGTCGGCGCTGGCTCAACGGCTACCCCGCCCATCCAGTCCTCCGTGACTCCACGCTCACCTTCCCTGGAACACAAGGCGCCATGCTTGTGCGCCACACTGGGGAGATGGACCGCTACTTCCAGACCCTTGCCCGTAGTACGGCCGAGGATTCCTGGTCCGTGTATATCGAGGGCACGATGGGCCGAAACTATGGCGCCGTCAACACCATCCTGGACTACGGCGACCTCATCCTCCTGGAGATCAACGCATCCGGGCAGGTGGAATGCACCATCAACGGCACCACTATGACCTCAACTACTCCGGTAGTTGGTGCGGGGGAGTCGTTCACCATCGCCGCGGGTCGTACTGGGGATCAGCGATTCCTCCAGGTGGACGACGGCACCACGCTTGTCACCACCGAGAATAGCGGCACCGAGCAGTACCCGCCGTACCTCGACCTCCAGCGCATTCCCAACGTCTATGTGGGCGCCCCCGAGGACACGACCACCGAGACGCCTTTCTGGGGTAGTCTCTCCAAGATTGCACTGTATCCATACGAGACGCGCCGCGATTCCGGCGCCACGGGTGCATCGTTCTACTTCGACTTCGCGGACGGTGAACTGCGGGATCTGTCACTCAACGGCACCCCGGCCCAGCTAATCACCCACTCGGCAGTATCGGGCGAACCCCGCTACACACCAGGCCCCCAGTCCGATGATGAGTATGTCGGTATCGCAGGTGGCCTCCCATTGACTGGTGCTGGTCCGGCGGGCTACACCACCCACCTAGCCCAGCGTGTCGAGTCTGACCTGACTGCCTCGCGTTTGGGGCCGCTCTCCTTCCTGGTGAGCAGTGGCGCCGTGACCATGCAGGACAGCATCCGCGAGAGGTGCCGCACCCTGGGCATCGAGACGCCCGGAACTAATGTAAGCGCCAAGGCCACCTCCCCCGGCGTATTGGATGGTGCCGTGGCCTATGGCTACCGATACCTGACCTACAACGGGACCGCTGGCCCAGTACATAGACTCGATCCGGTGGACGCGACCCAAGGCTCCCGAGTAATCCTCGGTAGTTCGGTAGACGGCGACGACGGTAGTGGCACAGAACTGGGCGAGTCTTACGGTGAGACTGGCAGCGTCGGAACCAACCCCGATGTATTCCGCGGCGGAAACGCGGCAGCCCTTGTTGATGGTGAGTCCCATGTGGCCGAGCTGGATGTCCGTATGCCGGACTACAACAAGGAAGATTTCAAGGAACTCGTCCATCACCGCGGCTCCCGCTCTACCCTCCACGCCACCAGTACAGCGCGATCGTTCTTCCAGTCCCCAATCACCGCCCAGAGCTTAGACGTGGATTCCAACTGGACGCAGCAGAGTGTGTTCCGACACCAGACGCCTATCTCGGAGTCTAACCGATGGCAGGCGACTCCTATCTGTGCGTTGGGCGGTACTGGTCCGGCTAGTAGTGATGGCCACAGGAACCACAATGCGGACTTCGTGGCCTACATCGTCAACGGCCACTCGACCGTTGGCTCCCAGTACGGTAACGGCGCTGGTAATGAGCGGCTAGTTTGCCTTATCAGTCGCCAGAAGTTCGATGTTGCATATCGCGGAGGGCCTGGGGAAGAAGATAATGTCAACACCAACTACTACGCGCTGACCTTCACCGACGACTCCTGGACCGCCGGAAATGACTACGCGGTCTACTTTGTGCGCCAGGGCCAGGCACTCCATGTCTACCAGCACGACATCACCAACGATACCTTCGTCGAGCTGACCGCCCGCTCCATGAATGCCTATAGTGGCGAGGCATCATACGGCGGCTGGACCTGCCGGAGTCGATCCGCGTACACTGGCTCGACGTTCTTCAATGGGTGGAGTTCCATTCAGCCGAATCGCAACTGGCTATTCGGTGTTGGTGGTCGTGCCCGTGCGACTATTCCGTTTATCACGGAAGATACTGGATCAACGCCCGCCACAGACGGACAGCCAGAAGCAATCCAGGGCGATACCAAAAGCGTCTCATGGACCAGCGCATGGGGCTTCCTCAACCCAGCGCCCGCCGATGTCGTCCACTGGCATTATCGAGTGTGGAAACGCGCCTATGCCTCCCATGTACTCAAAGCCAACGGGCTGGATAGGTTCGCGGCATGGTCTGGGGAACCACTACACCAAGAGATATTCTGCGACATGGCGCCCATCTTCGAGGATACGGCCGCCCTAGAGGACAACTTCTTCGATGTGGGACTCGGTATGGGTATGGATGTTCGGAGTGCGCCGAACGCCCCAGATACCCACGAGCATTTCCTCCAAGATACGACGGACATACCATCCGAGATTCCGCTCCTGGCACTGGATGAAACCGCCACAGCCTTCGAGGACGCGGCCATCTCCATCTTCTTCAGTGCCCTGGGTGACGGAACCCTGACCCTCCGTGTAGGATCGGACGGCACTTTCGCCATCCCTAAACGCATCTGGTCGCCCGCCTCCGCTAATGCCCTCTACGTCAAGACCGTAGACGACATCCGCAACACTATGGGCATCACCCTCAACGACTGGGACCAGTTCAACTGGCTCTCGTTCGGAATAGATGTTGTAACAGATAGCGGCACGTCCCGATTCCTGAATGTCAACCGCCTCGCCATCAACGGCGATGTGGCCTTTGATACCGCAATCGGGGGCGCCACCACCGACGTAGATAACTGGGCCAGTGCGTGGATCTATGTGGGCCGCAACATCACCGGAACCCCACGCCCCACGGTGCGTACCAACACCGCCGAGTTCCGCCTATGGGCCGATGGCGAGGGGCCGGACCTGGAGAACAACAGTGGCTTCGATTACCTCCTGTCGCGTGTCAGCGAGAACGAATACACGGGCGGCACCGAAAACCTGCTCCACTACATTAAGTTCCAGCCGGGCGATGTAGATGGCACCGACCTCACCAACTACGGTAGCGAGGCCGACTGGACCATCGTACTGGACGCGGAAGTCATCGACACGCGCCAGGTGGCGGACAGTGGCGCCGACCCCGAGCCTGTGGTGGCGTTCCCCCCAGCGCCACATCCGGACGTGGTGGCCATCGAGATTGTCCGTACCGCCCAGGTCGCGGCAACTGACCCCGATAGCGAGTCCGACATCCAGACCGCCCTGGACACGGCCCGCGCCCAGCCATTGTATAGCCTGGCGCGAATCCCCATCGGCACCACCTTCTACAACGACAACGCCCCCGATGGTGCGTTGGGATTGCCTGTGTCTGAACTGGATGGCTTTATCCCGCCCAATGTACTGGGCGCCTCGGTATGGGGTGGTCGCCTCACCCTCCTGGGCGATAAGAGTGTCCTCTACCCCGCGGCCCCTGGTGCTTACGGATGGGAGTCATTCCCGGCCGACCTCCAGTACAACATCCCCGTGGAAGACAGCGGCGGCCACGCTACCGCTATGGTCGAGTCGCAAGACCGATTCAACCAGTCCCTCCTGGTAGTCTACGGCCGAACCTGGGCCATGCTAGTCGGCGGCGATCCAGACCGTCCCCAGCCCCGCTCCGTGGGTGGTGCGGTGGGCGCCTACAACCAGAGGTGCGTCGCCTCATATAGCGGCATGGCGCTCTCCTACAACGGCCACTTATGGGCCATCGTCAACGGCGAAGTTTCTGACCTGGGCACACCAGTACAAGACCTACTACCGTCCGAGTCGAACGCCCGCCTAGTGGTATCGGGCGCACTTGCTTCCTTGTATGTGGTGGATACAAGTTCTGGTGATTGTCTCCGATACCACTTTCCGACCCAGGCATGGTCGCAGGAAGCCCGTGATGCGATTGCGGTGGGCGATCTGGCCGACGATGTAGACGCATGGATTCATGTCCACGGCTCCTACTCCAAGGGCGACGCGGACACTTACGGCGACGACGTGGACGCCACAACCCCCGCCACCGAGACGGGGACAATCTCTGGTGATGTCGTGACCCTCGACACTGGCCAAACAGTGCCCCTGGGTGTGCGTGTACTGGTGGTAGACGCATCCGACAATGAAGCCGTAGTACGGACAGCCACCGCACTCACAGATGGCACGGCACTCACCTTTTCCTCCGGCGACCTCGCAGCACTATCTGGCACCTGCACTTGCTACTTCGGCGCCAGTGCTGATGGGCTGCTACTCGATACCGGACCGATAGATACGAACATCGAGAACATCGCCTCACGCCTCAATACCGAACTCCTGGAAAGCTCCTCATGGGAGGCAACTGCATGGGCATCTTCCTATCCCGGCGACCGCAGTACGGTCATTTCGGGCTTGACTTGGACCTCCGTTACAGATACACTGGGCCTTGGTGTGAGGGGCAGATTCCTCCGCACCGCCATCCGTAATCGTGCGCCGGAAGCGTCCAGGGCATCTCTCATTGAACTGGACATTACGGACACACAATAATGGTATACCTCCAACTCGGACTCGCCGCAGCCTCAACCTTCGCAGCAGGGTCGTCGCAGCGTCGCGCCTATAAGAAACAGAAGCGCGACCTAGCGTTCCAGAAACAGCAGCTCCGGGCCGACACCGCCGATGCTGCATCACTGGCACTGGAGGGTGGAAAGGCCGCCGCGGCGCCACTAGAGCGCGAGGCCGATCTTCTGCGCACTGGTGCCGGGGTACGGAACCAGATTCTAGAGGACGCCCTGACTACCGCAGTCCGTGGACAGGCTGAGGCCGCCACGCAGAGGGAGGCTGGCGTCGCTGGTGGTATCAATCCCGGCCGCTTACGCCAAGGGGTTTTGGGTCAACTATTCCAGGGCCAGGCGCTACTGGCTAAGGAATCACAGCGCGGCGAACGCTTCAGGCAGAACGCGGCGCTCAGGGGGCAGCTATTGGCACAAGCGGGCGAGCTAACTGCAAGCGGCTTCAAGAGTGCTGCCTCCATCCGTGCCCAGGGTGGTATGGCCCTGGCTGGAATGCCTAGTGGTGTGTCTAAGGGTCCGTCTGCGTTGGCTGGTGGATTGGCTGCTCTCAATGAGGCGTATGGCTCTATGTCTTCAGAGGAGCAGGACGGCATCAGCGCCAAGATCAGCGAGTTCTTCGGTGGGTCGGAAGATCCACTGACCCAGACCGCCCTGACCACCACCCAGTTCA